GCCCCCTTGCTGCCTTGCAGATACTCTTCCGTTCGAAAGCCTTTCGAACGCACTTCGAGGAAGCTCACCTTGTCCTCCATGCGCACGGGCTGGTCCACATAATCGTCGAACTCATGCCCGCTCCACTGCGAGGCATCATCCGCCCTCGATGCGTGGGCCGACTCATCGGCATAGCCGGCATGCACCTTCTCCGTGACGGAGGTCGAGGCATCCTCCGGCTTATAGCGCACATAGAGGTAGCCCTCATCATCTGTGGAGAGCGCATCGAGCGTCGCCTTGTTGTCGTGCGTGTGCCCCTCCACAGCGGTTGTCGTAGCGGTGACACTCACACCACCGGTCGTAGTGCTGTTACCGAGGGCCCGCAGACGCTTCGACCGCGGTTGCGCCTGATAGGTGCGCGTGATGACATTATACTCTTTCTTAGCCATAGCTACTTATATTCCACTCCATTGTAGTTGTCGGCAACAAACTCCGACATCTCTATCTCGCTCGTATCCTGCATGAGGTCCTGCACCTCCGACAGCACCACATACTTCCCGTCGGTCGACGCATCCGTGAGGACACGCATATCCGGCAACACACGCACCGTACCCGAGAGCGTGTTGTGGCGTGTCGCATATTGGCTGTATACCGTGCCGATAAGCAGGTGCTCCAGCCGTGCAGTGACACCTGCACGTGTGAAGCGACTGATGGCCGACAGGTTGGCTCGCATCACCAAGCCTCGTGCCGAGGGATAGGGCGCATTGCCATCCAGCGTGCCGATGACCGTATCTATCTCCAGCTCCTCATCAGCAGCACGATTCACCCATGCCGTATCCTCTATGTCGTCCGTATCGATGGCGGTGCCGTTGCTGTTTACCAGCGTCACCTTGGGGTCTCGATACATCAGCCACCGCGCGATGCTGTAGATATCCTTCTCCTCGCGTTTGTAGTCAAACTGATAGATACCGCGTCCTACCTGCAACTCCAGAAAGCCACCCACCGGCGGAAGGTCGATATATTCCCCGTCGGTCATGGCCTCCCACTTCTTCGGCAGAGTGCCACGGTAGTAGCCCAGCATCATCTTGTTGCCGGCCCAGCCACCAAAGCCCGATGCACTCTTGCGGTCGTTGGCATCGTAGTATGCCAGAAACATGTCGCCCCAGTTCCCTGCGCCTTCAGCCCAATAGCACCATGACGTATCATGCTTATAGGCATCCGACTCCATGAGCTTCTTGTTGGTATAGTGGTAGAGGATATTGCCCTCCGCATCTTTGAGGTAGAGCATGACAGGGACATAGCCGAAGTTGCACCGATCCTGCATACGATTATAGTTGCCCTCCTCATTCTTGTTGGCAGCCTGCTCGAAGGGGTTGTAGCGTACATCGAAGAGCACATCCAAGTTGATGCGCAACTTGTACTTGGCACGTAACTGAGTGGTGCTGATGTATCCGAGGAAAGAACGCTCGGTAGTGATGATGGGCGCTGTGGATATCGACCCCTGCACGAAAGCACGAGGGAAGCGGTTATTTACATTCTGCACAGCGATGTCGTAGGTGCGCTTCGACTCTCGCATATAGCACCAGAGCACCCCCGCCTCGTCATTGCCACTATATATCTCGTCGAGCCGGAAGAAGGTGGCGCCATTCGACAGCTTGAGCGGGAGCTCCTCCTGTGCACCTTGGTAGATGGTGAAGCCCTCGGCTGCATTGTCCCAGTCGTTGTCCATCAGGAAGGTAGCCCCATCGGTGGCATCCTGCAACACATCGTCATGCTCCAGCGTGCCATCGATGAGCTCCGTGTCGGCATAGGGCGAGAAGGTCACCTTGACATTGTTGTACACCTTGTCGACACCCAACACAGCATCCGTATCGCTCCACCACACCTCTTCGGTGGGCATATCTTCATGGATGGCGTTCAGGTCGTAGAGGTAGATGCGACCGCCCTTCTGCACCATGCGCAGGGCGAAGGGACGCAACGTCTCATCCAGCACCTCGCGCATCGTCATGGCCTCACCATCCTCGTCATAGAAGTTATCGCACAGGAGGTAGATATCGCTCAGGCTCATGTCGCCCTGCTCACGGATGTAGGTGCTGATGTAGCTCTCCAACGAGAGATGATTGACACCGCTGCTCGCTATGCAGGTGTCGAGGACCTCCTGCACGGAGCATACCCCCGTCTTGCTCCACTTGAGCCTGTCGAGGATAGCGAAGTCCGAGAAGGTGAAGGTCACATCGTAGTCCTCCTTCTCCGAGTAGGGCTCCTCGTAGAGCTCGGGGTCCAGCGCACCGGACCAGTAGAGCACCCCCTCACGATAGAGGTCCACACGTATCGTCCCCACCTCGATGGCGTAGAGGTCGACAAACTGTCTATCGCTCTCGCTGACCAGCTGCAGCGTCAGCGATGACCCTTGCACAGGCTCCAGTTTGTCCACCTCGCTCCACTCTATCTCCACCGGTGTATCATAGGGGAAGTAGACACGCTGTGGCGTCTCCACCTCCTCTTCCGTGAGTATCTCCACACGATAGTGCACATCTGCCACACTGCGGAACTCTCCCCAATATTTCACACTCTTAGCCATCACTTCGTACGATTTATGACGCGCTGCGTCTTGTTGAGCAGACCTACCAGCGTGCGTCCCTCGATGCGGAAGGTCACCTCACCGGTACCGCCCGCAGGTTCAATGAGCGAGCGCAACTTGTCGAGCGGAGCCACCACCTCGGGGTTGTTCTGCGCTCCGGCATACTCGCCGAACAGACCCACCGTAGGGCCATAGGCGATACCGCCGTCCGCATACTTCGGTATCGATGCTACGGCAGCCGTCACAGCTGCCATACTTGCTGCCAGCGCGATGATGTTAAACGGGTAGGGCTGTGTCTGCGACTGTGCTGCAGCGCCCGAGAAGGCAGCAGCGATGTTGCCCCCAATGACGGAAGCTAACAGAGGCATCATCTGCGACACCGTGGAGAGGATGTTCGCCCCATAGCTGAGCCACCCTGCAGCGTTGTCGTTGACAACTCCCGACATCGAGCTCATGATGGAGCCGACATTGCTCATCGCGCCACACACCAAGTCGCCATTCTTGGCCGTCTTATTGAGGCTCTTGGCATATCTGTTCCACTGCTTGATGGCGTCATTGATTGCTTTGCGTTCCTCGTCGGTCTGCGCCACGGCAGCGAGCTCCTGCAACTCCTTTATCTTGCGCTCGGCATACGTCGCATTCTCGACGCGTGCACGCAACGTCACCACAATCTCCGTATCTGTATTGACATCGAAGCCACTCTGCTCCAACAGCTCCTCGATGGTCGCCTTCTTCAGGCGGTAGGCTTTGATGCTCTTCTGTATCTCCTCACGTTCGGTATCGCCCGCCTGTTGCAACTTCGCCTCCAACGATGAGAGCACCTGCTCTATCTCTTCGAGCGTCTGCGGATTGGTAGGCACCAAGAGGTCCGCCAGCTCCTTCTCGATGGTGTCCACCTGCGCCTGGAAGTCGTTGATAATCTCCTGCAACATAGCACGCTGCTCCGGTGCTGCCTTGCCCAACTGCGCACGGTAGTAGCTGATGGCATCATTCAGCTCATTCAAGGTATGAGGATTCTGCGGGAGGTTCAACACCGAGAGCGTATCTTCAATGGCGCTCCGTTGCGCCTTATAGTCGTTTATCGTCTGCTGGATGCCGGCACGTTGCTCCGCCGTGGCACGTTTCAACGCCTGCTCTTGTACGCTGATGGCCTTGTCCAACTCCGCGAGGGTCGCGGGGTGAGCCGGCACACTCAGCGCATCCAGCTCATTGTGTATCACATCGAGCTTCTGTTGCCATACGTTGATATCCTCCTGCAACGACGTGCGCTCATCCGCCGAGGCATTGTTGAGTGCCGTGCGTAGCTCCTGTAGCTTCTTCTCGATGGCAGCGATGCTACCGACCTTCGCAGCGACCGCATCACGCGTCGACGATGTAGCATCAGCCTCGCTGATGCCTCCATCTGTCAGCAGGTCTCGAGCCTCCTTGTTATGTTGCTCCACCAACTTGAGGTACTTGTCGCCCTCCTCGATCTCTCGCTGTGCCTCCTGATTGTAGGCCTTGGCACGTGCCTCGCCATAGCTGTGTATGTTCTGACTGTAGGCATCCTGCTTTATCTGCTTCTCCTGAAGAGAAACTTGCCCGCGCTCCAGGGTGCTGCTCGCTCCGGCCACACGTTGCTGATATGCATTCGATGCGTAGTCCGTGGCCTGTCGCTTATCCTCATCGGTGACCTTGCGAGACTCCTCGGCCTTCAGCATCTTGTCGATGGCCGACTTATATTTCTGCGACGCCAGCTCCATGCCCGCTGCAGCCATAGCCCTCCGTCTGAGAGCCTGCACGAAGGTATCCGAGTTATTTACCAGCAGATTCTCGGCATCACGCACCGAGGTGATGCTGACACCCAACTTCTCAAAGGAGCTCTTAGCCTCCTGCAGGAACCGCTTCTGTCGCGAGATATTGCTACCCAATGCCGTCCACGCATTCTGCAACTTACGAAACTCCAGCAACTGCGCCGATATGCTGCTCGCCACAGTGCTACGTGCACTCTGCATCGCATCCTCCTGCGCTTTCTGCGCCTCCCGCTGTGCCTCCTTCTGCTCGCGGTGCTTATCCACAAGCCTACTGATGGCGGATATCACCTCGCCGATGATGACGCTGGCACCCATCGTGATGGCTGCCATGAGCGCCTTGGCTGCTACGGTGGAGCCCGCCAAGGCTGCGGTGAGTCGTATCTGCGCACCGCGCCACAGCTCCGTCACACGACGCACGGTGACGATGCGGAAAGCACTGGTGGCATGTAGCGTATTGGCAGCCTGCTGCATACCCATCATGATGGCCATCACCGACTGCATCTTCGCCTGCACCTCCATGAGCTTCTCGTTATCCTTCGTAAAGAGGGACACGACACCCGACCCTGCCGAGTAGACACCCATGAGACCCTGCAACCCCGATATCACGCCTCCCCACTGCGTAGCGCCCGTGGAGAGGGCATTCTGCTCGGTCTGCAACTCACGGTAGACGACGCCGAGACGCTCCATCTCACTGCGCAGACGCTCATACTCCTCCGTGTTCTCTTTGCCGGCAAGACGCATACGCGACATCTCGTTACGTAGCGACGTGAGCTGCGCACGCACCGACTGCGTGCTGCCGGCACACTGCGCATAGGCGGATGCCGTGCTACCCATCGACCGTGTGGCGTCACTCTCAATGGTGCTGAAGGCCTGAGCATGCCGTTCGGCCATGGCCGAGGCTGCAGCACCCTGCGCAGCAAGCTCCTTGACATTGCTACCCACCGATGCCGAGAGCTTCGACTGCATATTACGCACCGCCGAGACGATGCCGGAGGTTACCTCCGACACCCCGTCGTTACCCTTGAAGTCAATCTCGTATGTCGTCTTTGTTGCCATCTGACCATAGTGTGTTATAGTGTTCCATCTCACGCAACGAAGCCTCACGCTCCGCTTGCGTCATCTTAGGTATGTGCCTCTTCTTATCCCATGGGAGCTTCAGCACATCGGTAGGTTGCAGACCGCGCTTCTTGGCATAGGGTCTGAGCATACTCCACATCAGCCATCGTGTCTGCTCCCAGCGCTCCCTGGTCATCACATCCTGTCTCGCCTGCCACTGCTCATATATGGCATCAAATTGCGTGGGTGTAAGGCCTGCAAAGTCTTGGACCGACAGGCCCATACACCCAACTGCAATCCCCAACAATCTATCAATCGAGACAGGTTCTACACGTTTTTTGCGTCGTCTCCCTTCAGTGCCTCCTCCGCATACTTCGCGATGGCCGTAACCAAACGGATATACTCCACCGACTCGAGGGCATCGATAAACCCTTCGAAGGTGTAGGGAAACCCCACGCCCTCACGACGACAAGCACTGCGTGTGACGTGGTACATATATTTGAGGTTGGTATCTATATCGTTCGGGGTGATGGTCGAGGGCTCCACGCCCGTCTCCTCCTTGAAGGAGAGCATGGCCCCCATAGTCTCTACGTAGGGGTACTCATTACCGCCTACGGTGATAGTGATTTGTTTCATGTTCGATTGCTGTTTGAATGGGTTTCGATTGTTAGTAGAAAGCAGGCGGGACATGCCCGCCCGCCTGATGCTATGCTACGGTGACACGCTTCACCTCTCCGGAGTTCTCCAACGAGATGGAGTAGGTCGAGTCGTCATCCGCGGGGTCGCTCTCCTCAAGTGAGGTGATGAGGAACTTACCCGTACGGTAGCAGGTACTCTCCTCGCCTCGATAGGCATACTTCACATCTACCGCCTCGCCCTTCTCCCAGAGCTCCAGCAGGGTGTCGTACCCCATCTTGTCATCCGCAAAGACAAAGCCCTCCGCCGAGATGGATACCGAGAGCTTCGACACGCTCTTGTCATTCCACTTGCCGTTTGCCACCTCCTTCGTGGCGCGGTCCTTCGTCTCCGCCTGATTCTGTATCTGACACGACTTCGAGTGTCCGAGAGGCACATCATTCACACTGAGTATCATGTTACTACCATGAATATACCCCTCCTTTGTTACTTCATTTTCTTCCATAGTGCTAATGTATTAGTGATTAATCTCTGTAATCGTTCGCCCCAGCCTCGACGTCGCCACAAGATGCTGAGCACAACACCGAGCGCCACACCCGCTGTCAGGCATCTCCACCATGAGGTCGTGCGTCGCTGCTGTGTCTGTTGCTCCTGCATCTCCTGCGCCTGCACCTCGCGTTGCTGTAGTGCCTCAGCCTGCGTGTGAAGGTATCGGGTGAGCGAATCCGAGCGCAACTGCTCACGGTAGGCCCGCTGCTCAAGACGCATACACCTGCGCTGGAGACTGTCGCTGTAGCTCGACAGCACCAAGCTGTCACCCTGACGGCTGGCCGAGAGGCTGATGCGTCCTTGGCGCACCCCGAAGGATGCCCCCTCGGGCAAGCTACGGAGGCTCTCGAGCGCTATCGAAGTCGTCGCCGACACTGCCGGCACCATCTCCGCATACTCGCTTACGGTCGTCATCGAGTCCCTCGCCATCCAGTGCTCCGCATGTCGTAGCGTGTCGAGGCTTCCGGAGCGTGCGTCGACACGTTCTTGTGCCGACATCCTGCTCTGACGAGTGCTCCACGCGCTTCTGTGCTCGCGCACCGTTGCGCAGGAGCTCATCACCCATAGAGCGAGCAACACGATGGGTGGCCACATTGGTTGTCTTCTCATTTTGTAGCATCTTTAACTGTTGCGTCAGGCAGTCTATCTTACGGTTCAAGGAGTCTATCTTCTCCTCCATGACCGTCTGTGCTGCCAACATACGCGCATTGTCCGACTTCAGCTGCACATTCTCATTAAGCGTCTCCGTATACTTCTCCGTGAGTAGGTTGATGGAGTCCTGCAACCTGGCGATGAAGTCGTTGTTGCGCTGACGACGCGTAACCATCCACGTCACCACAGAGGATACAAAGCCACTGGGTAACGCCCACATCACTATCTGCATAAAGGTTGTCTCCATCATCTCCACAGTTTATACGGAAGTTATCATCTGCGCTATCTTGCCGATGGACGAGGCGTAAGTGCCGGGCGAGGCTGTGCAGTAACCTGCACGGGCTACCTCGTAGGCAAACTTCACCACATCCTGCTTGTAAGCCATCGCTCCGGCATAGCGCTTCGCCGAGAGTACCTTGAAGTGGTCTGCCAAGCACTCCTCCACCGTGTCGTAGTCACGGAACTGACGCTCCACATCGTAGCGGTAGCGCCCGTCCGCCAGCGGGGTGATGGCGTAGACCTTGGTAAAGCGCCCGCCCTGCCTGTCATCCCGGAAGTACTCCGTGGTGCGCACTGCGCGACGCTTACCCGTCCACTTATCTCCCGCCGTGATGCCGAAGAGGTTGTTGCCGATGGCAGCCTTGCCCCAGTTGCTCTCCAGCGCAGCCTGCGCAGCAACGAAGAGCGGGTTAAGCCCCGTCTGCGCACACGACCGCTCGATAGCCGGATAGTAGGTTCGCTTAAATTCTGCCGGTGTCATACGCTATTCGTTTGATGCCAGCACCTCATGCAACGCCGTGAGTTGTTCCTCCGTGAGCTCTGCGAGCTTCTTGGTCACAGCCGGCACGCCGGCACTCTT